TCAATGGACTCAAGAAGATCAGAAATTAAATAGATTATTTGCAGAATCTGATCAAAAAATAGAAAAGGCTGTTATAGAAATGTATGAAAATGAGTATGCAGGTACACAAACAGGTCGGACTGCAGCTCGATTAGCAGGTAAAAGTGCTAAAAAATTAGGACAACAAAAATCTGAAATATTGCATAATCTTATGATGTCTAAAGAAGAAGCGATAGTTTCTAAAGAAATACAAACTGAAGAAGCTAGATCTAAATCTAGAGACTTGTATGAACAGATTAGGTTTGCTCCTATACACGGACCGACGCCTATGGCTCCAGAACTGGAACCGAAAAAATCATCAGCTGGTTTAATACTAGGATTAGCTGGTAGTGCAGTTGGTGGATTTCAACAAGCTGGTGTGTTTAAACCTACTAAAATAAGCAACACTAGACCTCCCGGTGCTTATGGTGGAGCTAGTGATATAAGATTAAAAGAAAATATTAAAGAAATAGGTCTCTCACCATTAGGATATAAAATATATGAATTTAACTACAAAGGTAAAGATACTCGTTACCGTGGTGCTATGGCTCAAGATGTCATAACTAAATTACCTCAAGCTATAAGTGTGCAAGATGGGTACTTTTATGTTAATTATGATATGATAGATATTAATATGGAGGTGGTATAATGTCATCATCATACGATAGAAATATCGAACGTATGAGATCTCGTGAAAGATTCAACGTTCAACAAGCCAATGCTCAACGTACTAACATGGCTAACACCATGGGTAATCGTGGTATACGTGAGGCTGGTCAATTAAGTGATCAATTATCTGCATTTTCATCTACATTAAAAGAGATGAGAAAAAAAGATATTGAAAAGAAACAAGAAGCAGGTAGAATAGCAGCTCAAGAAACAGCAGAAATTAACGCACAAAAATTAGTAGAATTAGAATCTGAATTATCTACATTAACAGAAACAGATACTAGGTACCATGAGATCAAAGGTGAAATGCTTAAGATGTCAGGTCCTGATGTTTATCCAGATGCAGATCGTATAGCTCAATTATCTCCTTGGGAACAAGTAGGTTATGCTAAAGAAAAGTTACGTATGTTTAATGATACGTTTCCTGACAAACTTGCTCATGCTATGCAGAATAGTGAGAAAGCTATTAATATTCAAGGTATAAATTTTACACCTAAAGAATTGCACGATAATAATGTAAATGGCATACAGTTTAAAGAAGCTGCTGTTCAAGTTGTAGCAGCAGATATTAAAAAAGCTGCTGGTTTACATAAATTTTCTCCAGAACTTTTAGAACTTGCTGGTACTAACTCTGCTATACAAAAATCTAAAGAAGATTCTATTGCTAAATATAGATCTAGATATAATATAGAATCATCTTCTAATACTAGAAGTAAAGCAGAAATAACTTGGAAAACAAGTGCAAAATCTGGTGAAGATATACACCATTTTTTAGTTAAAACAGCTGCAACTGTAGATGGATCTAATAATATAGTAGGTAATAGTGGTGCGTGGAAAGCTTTGGAAAGTATAATAGTTACAGAAGGTATTAATAATAATGATTCTGGTTATGCTGCTGAAATACTTAATCAACCTATGCCAGATAGATTAGCTAAACAGTTAGGTGCTAAACCCGGTACAACTTACGCTCAACATTGGCCCGGAAAGACTGCAACATTACAACAACAGATTAAAGATGGTTATACTAAAAAAATTGATAATGATCTAAAAAATCTAGAAGCCGCAGGTACAGGTTTAGAAGTTAAGTTTATTGAAGAAGCTAGACAAGGAGATTTAACTGCAGCTGAAGTTAACCAATATAAAAGACAATTTGGTGAGATGGGTCTTACTATTCCATCAAGTGTTACTAATTATGAAACTGCAAGTGATCGTAGCGAAAGAGAAGATAAAGATTTAATTGTAGCTTTAATGGCTAGTCAAAACGGTTATATTAGTAATGAACAGTTAGATGCATTTCATCCTAAAGCAGCTTTAGAGTATAGAGAAAAAGCAAGTAGATTAGAAAAAGCTGCATTACAAGAATTTGGATCTGAGAAAAAAATTAAAGCTGCTCTTGATAAAACTTGGGAGTCTATGGGTATAAAAGGTAATGAAAAAAGTCTTGACTATATTGAAGCACTTGAAAACGCTAAGGTTGATTATGCTGATAAATACAATAAATATGTAGCAATGGGTTATAGTCCTTCACAAGCAAGTCACTATGCTTTACATGCTCAAGAAGTAGTTGACCCCCAAACTAAAGAACCTTTACCTGATTCTAAAGGAATTTTAAGAGAAATTGAAGAAGGTGGTCCCGGTAATAAATATGTAGTTATTGGACAAAGTATAGAAAAAACTGCTAAAAAAGGTGATATGAGAGTTGTTCAAATTAGAATGAGTAAAGAACAAATTTCTCAAAACCCAAGCATTATGACTAAAGAAGTTATAGGTGGCAGTTATGGTCTAAACCAAATAACTAAGATACAAACTAATATAGAAAAATATGGTCCCAGAGGTCTTTATATGGATCAGGATGCTTTAGCTTATTATAAAGGTATAGCACGTGGTCGAAATCCAAGAGAAGGCGGATGGTGGGGTATAGTAGATGCTCAGTTAAAAGCTAACGGTTATGCAAATGGATTAGGTCAATCTAGACCTAGAGCTGTAGATTTTCAAACTGGTATAGATAAAGATGGAAAGGTTATTCCTAACCCTCGTGGTTCTCAAAAAATTGATCAATCTATAGCTAGAGCTTTTACCAATATTTCTGATGAAACAGTTACACATGTAAACAAAATGTTAATAGATAGTCAAAGGTTTGGTAGAGGCACATCAGTTTGGGATAACGAAAAAAATTGGCAAAGTTATTTACCAAGTCTCATACCCGGTTATGTATCTCCTGAAGAAATGCAAACTTATTTACAAAAAAAAGGTGATATACCAAGAGATTTAAAAGATATACTTACATTACCAGATATTATGGACGGAGATACTTATGCACGAGAACTACCAGACGATCCTATAAAACGTCGTAAAATTGAAGAAGCACGTCGTCGAATGGAAAATAATCCATTAGGAGGTTTATTAAAATAATGGATGAATTAGAATTAAATCTCGATACGGTGTCAGATGCAGATGCTAATTTAGAAGTTGAAGGAGCAGAAGCACAGATTGAGGATATTCAAAACAGATATCCTGATGAAGATTATAGAACTCCAGAACAACAAGCATTAGATGCTGAACAAGCAGAAGGTACAGCTGAAGCAGTTGAACCTGTAGAAACAGCTGAAGCAGTTGAACCTGAAGTTGTTGAAGAACCTGTAACATATGGTCCTAACAGATTTCAAGAAGATCCTACTACAGGATTTGTAAATGTTGAAGAAGTTTTAGCAACAGGAGTTGATCCTACTTTAGCTAAAATGGCTAATATACAATATCAATACGGTGATGATGAACGTCAACTTTTTGACGAATATCATAAAGCTGGTGGTGATATTAACTTAGAAGCTACTTATAAATTAGTAACTTCGATACGTAACGATGAACTTCTTACAGCTAAATATGATCGTAATGGAGATGGACAAGTTAGTTTTTCTGATTGGTTTGATGTCTCCAGAATGGGAGAAATTACTCCAGAAAGAGAAGCTCAGTTAACACAAGAATGGTTAACAAGTTTAGAAAACAAAGATTTTAAAGCACGATTAGGTGCTATAGCTAATCTTAATCCTATGATACCTTACTATCATCAACGTAGAAAAGGTATATTAGGACCAAAAGATGAGTTAGATGGTGAACAACTTAGAGCATCTAGTCTTGGTGGTTTACAACAATCAGTAGGTGATTTTTTATCAGGTTTTGAAAAAATTACTGCAGGTTTTGCACAAAGTGAAAAGTATTTAGGTACTGGTGATGATTGGTTTAATCAAGATGCATTTGAAACTAAAGATGCAAAATTAGATGATTGGATATTAAATCATAAAAATCCACAATCTTTATCTTATGCTATTGCTAACCCAGTTAATCGTGTATGGAGTGATCCATTAATGTTTGAGTTGGGTAGATATAGTCCAGCTATTGCAGCTAGTTTTTTCTATCCGGGAGCACTTACTAATATAACTATGGCAAATCCTGCTGGATTTCTTGCTACTGGTGGTAAAGCTATTGCATTTACTTGGGCAACCGAAACTATTCCAACTAATATATTTACTGATTTAAACACTAATGCAATGAAAACATTTCATGGCACAAAAGAAACAAAAGCAATATTAAATGCTCATCCAGAAATGGAAGCAGATGCTTTAAAATTAGCATATGGTCAAGAAGGATCATTTAGTAGAAAACTTGAGTTTATGCGTGGTGAAATGGGTTGGGACGCTGGTGGTTTATTAGCTGGTAATATATTATTTAGAAGTTTAGGAAGAGTAGGTAGTCATTATTTAGGTAAAACAGCTCCAAATCAATGGAATAAGTTACAAACTTCTTTAAATGCTAAACCTAAAAACCCAGAAACTCCTCTTGATATTTGGAATGCAAGAACACAAGTTGCAAATGATACAGCTGACGCTGCAGTAGATCAAACTAAAATAGCAGCTGAAGGTCCAGCTAGTAAATGGCAAGATGGTAAAGGTACTGATGCAGATTTAGATTCTACTTACGGTGAATTTAAAAATCAAAGAACTACTAATGGTCAAGGTACAGCTCCAATTAGATCTGATATAGGTGAAGTTGTAGATCAAGTAGATGAAATTAGAGGTCAAGTTGGTATAGAAGGTGGTACCGTAGATGAAATATTTACTCCTATAGAAAGAGCAGAATTTTCTAAAGGTGGTATACCTGATCCTTGGATTGATGATGCAGCTACTAATAAATTTTGGAATACTGAAAATGTACAAAATACACTTAAAAACTTAACACCTGAAAATCAAAATTTAGGTAATTTATTTAAAGGTAGTTTAGAAACTATCAAAGAAGTTTTAGGTAGAGATGCTAGTCAATTTACTAACGGTGAATTTTTTGGTAAGAAATTTTTAGAAACTAAATTTAAACCGGGTGAAACATTAGATAGTACTAAAAAATGGTTTGTTAAAAACTTAGCTGTAAGTGATGCTATTATTAACTCTACAACTAAACGTTTAAGAGATTATGCTGATGCAGCTGGAGAACTATTAGGTAAAGGAGATATCTTTGCTAAAGGTGGTGTCATGGATAACATTCGGAAAAACCTTTCATTAGGTTTAACTGAAGTTAACAAGACTAGATTTAAATGGGATTTAGCTACTAAAAAAATGCTAGAATCTAATGGTGAATTAACAGCTAAACAAATTAGAGAGATTGATAAACTTGTTGATGGAGAACAATTAAAAATACTTTCAGAAACTAATAATGGTATCAAAATGATGATGGATTTATTAGAAGGTGCAGACTCTGATGAGTTAGCAGAAGGTATTTTAGACATATTTAAAATGTCAGATAATATACGTACTATTGAAGATTTTAATGCTTTTATGAGATCTAAAGTACGTGGTGGTGAGTTTGCTGGTCAAGTAAAACCCGGCATGTTATTAGAAGAAGGTAGAGGTGTAATGATTAATAGTGTTCTTAGTGGACCTAAAACACCTTTAAGAGCTTTATTAGGAACTACAACTAACTCATATTTAAATGCTGTTAACGAAGTTGTAGGAGCTAGTATAAAAGCACCTTTTACTGGTGACATTGCAAGTAGAACAGCTTCTATAGCTAAATTAAAAGGTATGTTTGAATTGGTTCCAGAATCATTTACTTTTTTTAGAAAAACTTTTAAATCTAAATGGAACGCTGACATTGCTGATATACGTACTAGATTTTCAGAAGGTCCTACCAGAGGAGATGAAAGTTGGAATGCAGTTGCTAAATGGACAGAACGTCATGGTACGTTAGGTGATAAAGCAGCTTTTTATTCAGCTAATGTAGCAAGAACTTTAAATAATAACAAACTTCTTACTTGGTCTCCACGTGTTATGTCATCTATTGACGAAACTTTTAAACATTTAATGTCACGTGCTAGAGCAAAAGAAGTTGGATTTAGAGAAGCTTTAGAAGCTGCAGGTGGTAATTTTGATAAATTGACTCCTGACATTTTAAAAGAAGCAGAAGAAAATTATTTAAAACGTATATTAGATAACGAAGGTAATATTGATTTTGCAAAAGATTCTTTCTTAAAAAAACAGTTTGAAGAAATAACATTAACCAGTCCATTAAAAGGTATTGCAGGTGAATTAGATAACGTATTTAAAAAAGCACCTTTAATACAACCTTTCTATTTATTTGCTAGAACTGGTATTAATGGTTTAAACTTTACGTATAAAAACACACCATTATTAGGTGCATTACATAAGGAATCTATTGATATTCTCAGCCATAGAGGAGATGATTTTACCAAATTAAAAGCTAAATATGGTATTGAAAATGCTAATGATTTAGCTAATGCTAGAAATCTTTTTGCTGGTAGACAAGCTGTAGGTGCAGCGACTGTTATGACATTTGCTGGTATGTATCAAGCTGGTCAATTAACAGGCAATGGTCCTGCTGATAGAGGTTTAAAACAAAACTGGATTAATGCTGGTTGGAAACCTAATCATATGTACATAGGTAATGTAGGATTTGATTACTCAGGATTAGAACCTTACAACACTATATTTTCTGCAATAGCTGATATTGGTGATAATATAGAATTAATGGGTTCAGAATGGGCAGAAAAAAGATTACAAGCTATGGCATTTGTTATTGGTAGAGGTTTACAAGGTAAAACTTATATGTCTGGTTTAGATCAGATGATGCAAATGGCTCAATTTAAACCCGGAGCTTGGGAAAAAGGAGCTGGTAATATTATGAATAATAGTATACCTTTAGCAGGTATGCGTAATGAATTTGGTAAATGGATTAATCCACACATGAAAGAATTAAACTCTGATATGTGGGATTCAATTAGAAATAGAAACCAATTTTTAGAACCTTTTGCTGGAGATAAATTACCAGAAAAAAGTGATATACTTAATGGTAAACCAATTAGAAATTGGAATATTATTGGTCGATCTTTTAACGCTATATCTCCTATTCAAATGGATGTTAGAAGCAGTTCACCGGGACGTAAATTATTATTAGAAAGTAATTATGATTTAAAATCTACTACTTATGCATATGGTGGTTATTCGTTTACTAAAAATGCAAAAGTAAGAGCACATTTTCAAAATGCTATAGGAACCGTTCCAATAACTGTTGGCTATAAGAAATTTAAAAATGTAGAAGAAGCTTTAAATCATTTAGCTACTAGGCAGGATGTAAAAAATTCTATGGCTGAAATGAAAGCCAATGTAAATAATCCTGCAGCTTATGATATTAATCCTAATACATATCCACACAACACTCTTATAGATAATGTTATGAATCAAGCTAGATCAAAAGCTTGGGCAAAATTAAAACAACCTAGTCACCCGGGATATGCTGACTTACAAAAATTAATGTCAGAAAAAGATGGACATACATCTCGTACAAGAGAAAATAGAAACGAAATTTTAGAATTAAGTTTTCCTAGGAGAACAATACAAAATTCCCAAAGAAACTAAATGGCACATACAAAAAAAACTATAGCCGGTAATGTTAATAACGGCACAGCAAATACATTTAGCTACTCAGGGAGTTTTGATGTATTTAAAGCTTCAGAAGTAGAAGTAGAACTAGATAACGTTAAACTTACTTTTACTACTAGCACAATTAATGAATCCGCCGATCCCAGAGAATATACAGTAGATTTTACTAATAAAACAGTTCACATTGGTGGAGCTAATTTAGCAAGTACTAATGCTGTTGTAATACAACCAGTTACGGATATGGGTGCTCCTACACCAAGAGCAACCTATTCTCCCGGAGCTTCGGTTACATCTGCAGACCTTAATAATAACCAACTCCAAGTAATGCGTAAAGCTATGGAGTACGACGAGCAAAAGTTATCTTCTCGTGGTGGTACCATGACAGGTAATCTGCACATGGGTGAGAATGTTGATATATCTTTTGAAGGTTCTACAGATAATAATTTTGAAACAACTATAACAGTAGCTGACCCTACGTCAGACAAAACTATTACGTTTCCTGATACCACAGGTACAGTCGTTACAACTGGAGACACAGGAACTGTAGCAACTGGAATGATAGCAGCAGATGCAATAACAGGAGCTAAGGTTGCTGATGATGCAATTAATTCAGAACATATTGCAGACGGTTCAGTTGATCTCGCACACTTATCATCTAACTCTGTTGACTCATCTAAAATTGTTGATGGTTCAATAGTAGCTGCTGATTTAGCATCTGACGCAGTAACTACTGTTAAAATTACAGACTTAAATGTAACTACAGCTAAGATTGCAGCTGACGCAATTACTGGAGCTAAGATAGCTGACGACGCTGTAGATTCTGAACATTTAGCAGCTGACTCTATTGATGCTGAACATTATGCAGCAGGTTCTGTAGATACTACAGCTCTTGGTGCTGATGCAGTAACAGGTGCTAAAATAGCAGACGATGCTATAGATTCTGAGCATTATACAGATGGTAGTATAGATACAGTTCACATAGCAGATTTTAACGTAACTACAGCTAAAATAGCTGCAGATGCTATTACTAATGCAAAGATAGCTGATGACAGTATAGATTCTGAACATTACGTTGACGGATCAATTGATACAGCTCATATTGGTGGTGCACAGGTTACAGATGCAAAGCTTGCTTCTAACTCAGTAACAACATCTAAAATTACTGACGCTAACGTAACCACAGATAAACTTGCTGCTGACTCAGTAACCATTGCTAAGATAGGTTGTGAACAAACAACTATATCTAATAGTGACTCTCACATTCCTACATCTGGAGCTGTAGTAGATTATGTTGCAGCACAAATTGCACCTATTGGTGGATTAGAAGTTATAGCAGATGAAGATAACTTCCCAACATCTCAACCCGGTGCTGGTGTTGTAATTAGTATTTCAGATGCAGCTGGTATGGTAGTTAGTGGTAGTGGTACATCTACTACTGCAAGAACTGTAGGTAATGGATCTGATAACGTAACAATAAATAATTTCCCATCTAGTCTATATGGAGAAACATTAGCTACAGGTGTAGGTCTAATGGTTTCATCTACTGGATCTAGTCAAACATATAATTACCATAAAATACTTGCAGCTGAAACTGATGTTAAACAGCTTAGTGATGATATAAATGACTTTAACGCTCGTTATCGTGTAAATGCTGGTGAACCGGGATCTAGTAATGATGCTGGTGATTTAGTATATGACACTAACGCTAACAAAATGAAAGTGTATGATGGTACTACATCAGCATGGAAAGAAGTAACATCAACTGGTGAATTTAAATATCTATTTTTATGCCCAGCTGGTGGTAGTGGAGCACCAACATTTAATGGAAGTATAGCTACATATGACCTTAGAGAAGTTAGTAACTCAGGAGCAGCAGCTAGTGTAACAAATGCAGCACAGTTAATAGTTTCTATTAATGGTGTTGTACAAAAAGCTAACACAGGCACATCTGCACCTAGCGAAGGTTTTGCACTTGTAGATAGTAATACTATTGTATTTGGTGCTAACTTACAAAGTGGAGATTCTGTATTTATTATACAGATAGGTTCTGCTGTAACAATTCCTACACCGGGAGATGGAACAGTAAGTACAGCTAAAATTATAAATGGTGCAGTTACTACAGACAAGATTGCAGATCAAGCAGTAACACTAGCCAAATTACCACATGGAGATGGTTCTAGTAATGGTAAGTTCTTAAGATCAAACAACGGAGCAGATCCTACGTTTGAGACTGTTAACACAGATTTAGTAGCTGATACAACACCAGAACTAGGCGGTAACTTAGAAACTAATGGTAATAATATTAAAATTGAGGGTGATGACAAAATTGATCTTGCTTCCTACGCTGAAATTAAAAGAAAAACAGCAGCTACAGATGCTAACGGTGGATATGTTCAACAGAACTCTATAGTAATTGATGGCTTATCAGATGATATATGGTTAAGTAATTCTGGACAAAAAATTACTTTTGGTTCTTCTGATAGTACTGCACATGAAGTTGCAAGAATACAATGTGCTGCTGTTGGTGCAAGTCAACACGGTTTTGTAAATCTAAACTATGTAACAGCAAATGCTGGTGGTAGTGCTTCGAGTGCTACAAAATTAGCCACAACCGCAACTGGAGTTACAATAACAGGAACTGCTACAGCAACAACATTTAGTGGATCTGGAGCTTCTTTAACTAACATTCCTGCAGCTAACATCACAGGTACTTTACCAGCGATTGATGGATCTAACTTAACAGGCGTTGCAGCTGGTGGAGCAAATAATATTAGCTTCAACTCTGGAAACGGTATTGACTTNTCNGCAACTGCTGATGGTACTGGTGTTAGTAATGAATCTGAATTGCTTGATGATTATGAATGTGGAGAGTGGACAGGTACAATTAACACCGGAACTGCAAACATTAACAATCCATGGTATGTCAAAATTGGTAAATTGGTTATTGGTGGTGCAAGTATAACTGCAATTAGTGATACATCTTCTAATGACTCAATAATAGTAAGTGGACTACCATTTACTAATAGTGGTGGATTTAGTGGTAGTGGTGCTGTTAGTGCTTCTAAAAACAATAAATTTTCAGAGATGGTTAGATGTTATGTCTCTGGTACAGATGTCCGTTTTATGACATCTTCTCTGTCAACAGGATCTAATGATTATTTAAGACACAGCTCTATGGTGCAATCAACTGGTAGTATCACATTTGGATTTAATTATCGTACAGCATAAATTATGGCATTAACAGAAACAATAGAATACGACAAAATAGAAGTCGTAGGACCGTACAAACATGTACAAATAAGAAAAGCAATAGTCATCACAAAAGATGGCAAAGAATTAACAAGAGCGTTTAATCGACATTCAGTAGCTCCTCATCAAGACATAAGTAAAGAACCAGACGAAGTAAAAGCTATATGTAATGCAGCTTGGACAGATGAAGTTAAGACTGCATGGTCAGATTATCGTAAATCAGAAGGTTTAGGCTAATGGCATTAACTCAAGTCAAAACTACAGGTATAGCTGATGATGCTGTAACTGAAGCTAAAGTAGCNAATGATGCTATTGGTATAACTGAAATGAAAGCTGGTACNGATGGTCATGTAATAACATATGACGCATCTGGTAATCCTACAACAGTTGGTCCCGGTACAGACGGACAAGTACTAACATCAACAGGAGCTGGTTCACCTCCAGCTTTTGAAACAATAAATATTCCTTCTGGCACAACAATAAACAACCAAGGTGATAATAGAGTTATTACCTCTACTGCTACTACTGATACTTTAAATGGTGAAGCTGGATTAACTTATAATGGACAAAAAATTGTTATTAATACAGTAACATCAGAAGGTTCTGCAATAAAACTATACGATACAACTGCAAACTCTCAGGTTTGGTATGTAAATGGAGAAGGTAATTCTTTTATTGGACATACTTATCCACGAACCGATGCAAATTTAGATTTAGGTTATCATACTGGTTATCGTTGGAGAGATGTAGTACTAAGTGGTGGTGTAAGATTTGGAACTTCAAGTGCAGATAACTATCTCGACGACTATGAAGAAGGTACTTACACAGTTACCCTCACAGGACAGTCAGCTGGAAGTATAGCTCTTTACGGTACTGACGATACGTTAGCTTACACAAAAGTAGGAAACATTGTTCATGTACATGGAAGAATAAGGTTATACATAGTTAACAATAGTATGAGTGGTCAAGCTCGAATATCATTACCTTTTACTGCTGCCGCAGGGACTGAAGTTTCTAACGGTGGAATGTCTTCTGTCGCAACACATGGTGTCACATTAGATGAAAGTTCTGATATAGGAATGTTTCTTGAAAGTTCTGGTAATACTAGCAATGGTTATCTTACCATTACTAGATATAGTCAATCTTGGACTGCTGTAACTGCAAACCAGTTTGGTGGACTAGGTGCTACAAGTAATCACTATTTAGCTTTTAATCATACATATCAAGCAGCATAAATTATGGCATTAAGCGAATCAATAGAATACGACAAGATAGAAATTGTCGGTCAATATAAAGCGGTACAAGTCCGCAAAGCAACAGTCATTAAAAAAGATGGCAAAGAATTAACAAGATCTTTTGAAAGATATGTTTTACAACCAGATTCAGACATAAGTGCAGAACCAGCAGAGGTTACTGCTATATGTAATGCAGTTTGGACAGATGCGGTAAAAGAATCATGGAAAACATTCCAAGCATCCTTATCCCCAGCATAACAAAAATAAAAACGGTAGAAATACCTTTACCAACAGCTGACGTACCTTATTACGTTCCTATGGTTGTACCTCCTAGCGATCTTCGAGATGAAAAGGGAGTAAAACCAAAAACAACTGAAACTGAGGTCCCAGCAACTCCAAAACTAAATATACCACCCTTACCACCAATACCTATACCTTCGACTGAAGTATTAGTTACAACTAGCATAGCAGCTGTTACAGCAGTTGCTGCTACAACTTTTACACAGCCGATTATAGAAAATATTAAAAAAAGACTACAGAAGTTCCTACAAGGTAAAATAAATAAATGGAAGGAAAACCGCCAGAAGAAAAAAAGAAAGGACTCTTAAGTAAACTAAAAGATGCCGCAGAGGACAAAGAACATCAAATTGAAATACTGGGAACCTTTGTAAGATTAGGTGTAGTAGTTTGGTCTGGTTTTATTATTACTATGAATTATGTAGAAATACCGATGGTAAAGAAGTCTGGAAACAGCGATATCACGTTCGTCGCCAGCGTCTTTACGGGAGCTTTGGCAACTTTCGGTTTGACTACAGGCAAATCTAATGGCAATTCTAAAACCCCAATAAACTGCCCAATGCAAAAAACAGACAAACCAAAACAATGAAGAAATGGATTCTTCTCTTAGCTCTGATATCACCCAGCATAGCAAGAGCAAACACCGTGACTCCTTCCTTTACAACAGGAAGTATGCAGTCAACAACCACAACACAACAAACAATAACAGAGGAGATAGTACACGAGATCGAGGGATCAGCTTCAGAATCTTACAGCGGTACAAATATTACTATAACTGGTGCCGGAGGTATTGGACACGCAGACACAGTATACACTCCCACATCCAACGCAACGGATTGGGATCTACAGATCACAACCAGAGACGCTGGTACTATCGAAACTATAACAATAGACAGAACAATCGAAACAGATTCAACTACTTCATCTTACTCTATCTTCTCTCAATAGGTACACCCGTACTTGCTGAAGGTGAGGATAACAACGTAAGTAACCCTGTGGCCGCTGCGACGGGAAATGTCACAAATCAAGCTGTGCAATTTCAAAACAATGGAGCACAAAGTAGACAGTATTATGGTCCTAATATAAGTTGTAATGGCAGTACAATGACATTCCAACCGTTTTA